GCGTGAAGCTGGTGGAAATAAGTTAATGGAATCAATTTTTGCTGATACAGCGGCAACTACTATGATGGTTAGTGGTGATGGCGGAGCTCCTGTTCATGCCATGACGCAACAAGAACAATTTAGTGGAAACCCAGAACAAGTATTTGGTGAAGAAAGTGCCGGTCGATGGGCAAGTTTAGCTTTTGCCGATTCTCCAGTGAAGAAATCAGCGTAAGTTTGTCGCCGCAACATATTTAGGTTTAGCACATAAACACGAAAGGTGCAAAAATGTCACAAGTTAAGCTCACCCCAAAATTACTCAAACGTATTATTGATGAAGAAGTTGCTAAGTTCGGCGACATGGAAGATGTTGAAGATCGAGCAGATGATACTGAAGAAACAAATGCTGATGAGTATGCTGATGCATTAGAGAAGCACATCGATTATGTCAAGGCACTTAAAGTTGAAGAAGGTCGTTTGATTAAGCGTCTTAAGACGATCAGAGAAACAAAGCAGCGTTATCTTAAGAAAATTGTTAACGTTGTTTGATTTTGTGATTGGTGAAAGGTAACGAAAATGCCAGGCGAAGGAAAATATACATCTTACTCAGGATTGAGCAAAGCTGATCAGCTTCCAAAAGCAAACTTTTTGAAGAAGTTATTTGGATCGCATGTAAAGTCAGGTGAAGGTTTAGATACTGCACCTCCTCAAGTCTTACATGATCCCGCTGATGAAGATGGAATGAGAAAAGATATTATTGCAATTTCAAAAGCTGCAATGCAACCAGCTCATCAAATTGGTGATATGGGATTTTTTCCCACTGGCGTTGACATGCAGTTTCAAGGAGCTCCTGATATTTCAACTGTCAAGTGGGATTCTGCTGGAGATGCTGCAAATCCATATGCACCTGACATTTCTTCACCAGGTCCAGGAAAAACTGAAGGAACCGATAAAGATAAAGATCCACAAATTCAAATAGCTGATTTGAAACCAAACTATGTTCCAGGCGCTCCGAATACAGGAACTAAATCACCAATCGCAACAGTTGCAAAGATTATTGCTGCGAATATTTTAGGTGTAAAAGCTCCAAGTGGCGATTCTGGCGGTAATGTGTGATCATGGTGATAATTAAACCTGAAGATTGTTAGGAATTAGCATGAGTAAGCAACTTTACGAAGAAGCACTAGCCGACGTCAAAAAGATTAAGGAAGTGGCAGAAGCAAATGCACAACGTGCAGTTTTAGATGTGGTTGTACCAAGAATTCGTGACTTAATTGAAAATGAATTACTTCGTGAACACAACGTAGATGATGACGAATTTGCAGAACCTGGTTCAGTCGCGCCCGATAATGATGACTTGATAACTGATCTTGTTTCACCGGCTACACGATCTGAAGAAATTGGTGATTCTGCGATTGCACCTCCTGATGCTGAAGGTAAGGTAACACTTGATATTGATGCAATGTGTGCTGATCCTGCAGGCGTTTCAATTGATGCTCCTATGATGGGTGCTTTTAATAATGACGAATATGAGATTAATCTTGAATCTCTCGCAGCATTATCACCTGTTTTGAATGCAACAAAAAATGGTGCAGCAAAAGAATTTGAATTAAGAGTTTATCGTTTAGGTGAAATGATCAATAAATTCAAAGGCGCTGGTGCCTTGATTCAAGAATCAAATGGCTATCAAGTGAAAATCGCTCAGATGATTTCACGTGTTGAAGATATGTATGACTACTTGCAAGGGTCAATTGTTGATTCTGCTAAGAAAAACTTATACGAAACCAAACTAGAATCCTACTTCAAGGAACTTAATAAACTCCAGGGGTTAACAATGTCCAAAAAGCACAATAAAAAAACAATGAACGAAGCAGATGTTACTCTAAAGTTGACAGGACTTCCTGACGACGTTGATCTAGATTCAGTTGGTGTTGATCTCATCACCGGTGAAGAAGATGATCTTGACGTTGACAGCTCAGATGATGTTGATTCTGAAGAATCAGATGAAGATACTGACGATGAGTTTGGTAGTGATATGGACTTAGGCGATTTAGATATGGGTGGTTCAGAACAAGGAGAAGAAGATATGGGTGAGAATCTCAGGCTAAGCGACGACACAATCGTCGAAATCGATGAAAACATGCTACGCCGGGAGATTTTCCGGATTAAGAAGCTTCGTGAAGAAGCTGTACCTTCTACTGCAGGTCATGCACCTAGTGGCAAAGAACTAGATGATTTTGGTGGTGGTAGCGATGAAGGTAGCCCATTCGACGTAGACATGCCGCATTTGTCACCAGCTAAAGCGGCTCGCCCACTAGGTGAGGCTGACGATGAAGATATGGATGAAGCTGATCAGATGGATGAGTCTGATGCTGAAGAGATGGACGAAGCTGATATGGACGAAGTTGGTAATCGACGCTCGGGTCAAGACTTCGGAACCGATGTTTCTAATGGTCATGAGACCCCAAAGCAGAACATGCCTTATGCTGAATCAGTATCACGCAGATTGTCTTTTGAGAAGAAACTTCAGGAACGTGCCAAGTCACGTGCCAAGTCAATCAAATTAGAGGCATCAAAATCAAATAGCAAACTAAAAATTGAAGCTCTTAAGAAAGAATATGCACAGGTTTCAAAGCGTTTCAATGAATCGCTTGCTCGTGCAAACAAACTTAATAGACTAGTGGCTGAATCAGCCAAGAAGTCAAATCGATCTAACCAGAATGGTGGATCTTCAAGGTCAGCGGCGACCGAAAATGCACTCCGCAATAAGTTGGCAGAAACGAATCTGATCAACGCGAAGCTAATGTTTACCAACAAGCTTTTGCAGAATGAGTCACTCACCTCTCGTGCTAAGGCACAAGTGATCGAGCAACTTGATTCAGCAACAACCGTAAGGGAAGCAAAGCTAGTCTACGAAAGTCTTAATAAGGCTCTCGGCGGCACGTCAAAGTCTGTAAATGAGAACAGGGATCGCAAGGTTCTTGGATCTTCATCAAGGACAACTCGTCCAGCCTCTACGCAAGCAATCAATGAGGGTTACGAAGCGGATCGCTGGGCAAGACTCGCAGGTATCAATAAGCAGTGATTAGGTTCTGATTCAAAAAGACCAAAGGAAATAAATATGAAATTTTTTACAATAGATCAACTCTCAGCAGGCATCAAAGAAAGACATGTCGGAGCTGAACGCGCAAGACTAATCGAAAAGTGGAGCCGCACTGGTTTGCTCCGTCAACTTGATGGTAACAAGCGTGAAATGATGGCCCAGCTCTTGGAAAACCAGGCAGCTCAGGTCCTTAGAGAATCAAACTCTCTATCAACCGGTGGTGGTGCAATGGGATCATCTGGCCAGGTTCAAGGTTTCTCGAACATTGCATTCCCGATTGTTCGTAGGGTATTCGGTGGACTTGTTGCGAACGAGCTTGTCTCGATTCAACCAATGTCATTACCTTCAGGCCTAATCTTTTATCTTGATTACACGTATGGATCCAACGTGGGTGGTGAAGCAGGCGCAGGCTTAAGCAACACTTCAACGTTTGAAACGTATCAGCGTGGTCAGTCAATCTATAACAACCCAACGGGTCGTGGTATCCAATCAGGATCTCTCGCATCTGGTGGTATGTACGATCTAGTTAACGTTGGTTATACCAAGGTCCATTCTGGAACGCTCGGTCTCTCAGGATCAAACGCTGACATTGGTGCATGGACGGGTGCTGCCGAAGCATTCGTAACTGGTTCTGCATTAACAGTAGCAACTGATTTCTCAGGTACGAATGCAAGAATGTTGCAATTCGATCCACAGGTTGAAGTTGATCTTGGATTGAACTTACTTGACGTAACGTTCGTTCACTTTGCAGTTTCTGGCATCGTGTCAGTTATTCCAAAGGGTGACTTCCTCTCTGTTGAGCAGATTGCTCTCTTTGGATTTCAGTCAAATGGTGGAGCAACTTCATGGGGTGAAGCATATCAATCAGGAAAGGGATTGTTTAATCTTCGTCGTTTGAACAAGCGTGGAGATTGGAACGGTTCAGTGTTTACTCCTTCACCTCTCAATGGTTCACACATTCAATTGGTTATCAGGCTTACAAATGGTGGAGTAGCATCATCGATGAACTCTGCAACGCAGAAGCTTAGCATGGCCATTGGTGATGTTCTACAGTCAA